CCAATGTAGCGAGGAATAGGAGGTTTTGGTTTTCCTTGAATTTCTGCGATTTCCTTATCTTCGCGGTACTTAATTAGAGCGGCAAGAAACTCTTTATTGTTGACGTAGTGCTCTGACCTTTTTCTCTTGGTCATAACTGCTGTGGTTATCATTAGGTTAACTCATAATATGTATGAATTATAGCATTTATACAAATGCTTGACAAGGCATTTCAAACTCTGTATAATAACCTTTGTCTGGGTTGAAAGATTGGTCTTAGCTATTTTTATAAAGCTTCTCTAAGATCTCTTTAGCATCATTGACATTAGAAAGATATCCCATTCTACGATTAATCTTTGATTTATTTGTACCATCTTTATTAGATTGACGTACAAAGGACTGGTACATCATAATCATTTCAATATCTGATGATTCCGATAGTGTAAGGACATCATCTAAATTAAGAATAAACATATCATCAGTAGTTGTTTTTAGCCAGGGTTCTATCTTATACCCAACAATACCAGTTCTACCTTTAATCTCTGCAACAATAATAGGATTCGTGACGATAAGTATTGTTCTATCTTCTTCTTCAGAAGCTGCTACTTTAGCAAAGAATTCTTCGCCTGTTTTTAATTTAACTGTTGCATAAAAATCATCTTCTATCATTTTTTCTTAAGTTGTATAGTGATTATTTCGTAGTTGAAATTTTCTTCATTATAAATCTTAATTCTTTCAATTAAATGATTTAACGTATAGTTTTTTCTTGAGTTATAAGTACAATCATCGGAGATATCATAAAGAACTGCTTTTGTTTTATTTTTTCCCTTTCTCAACACTCTTCCGATACTTTGAAGATTTCGTATTCTTGATTTGCTGGGAGAAGCAAATATTACATTGTGCAAATTTTTAATATTGATCCCTGTACTAAAAGTTCCGTAAGAAGCAACAATGATTGCATTGTTTTCTCTTTCAGTAATTTCTCTAACCAATTCTCTCTCTTCAGTATCAACTCCACCATGAATAAAAAATACTTTACGATCATCTCGCTTAGTACTATTTATCCTTTCGTATAAGGGTTGTCCGTGTGCTTCTACTCTTGAAAAGAGAACTAAGGTGTTACCTTTTAAATCTAAAGAAAGATTTGTGATAAATTTATTTCTCTGTTCGTGTTGTATTAGATATTGAATTTCATCTTCATATGTTTCAAATTTTTGAGCAGGGTGTTTAAGAACAAGACACTGAATGTTTAGTTGAGAAATATGACCCTGCTGCATTAATTCATAAGTTCTTGTAACCTTATATGATGGTCCAAATAGTCCTTCCAGAACCCATTTATGAGTTTGAGTTCCGTCTAAAGTTCCAGTAAATCCATACCTATATTTTGCATGATGAAGTTTAGTCATAATTTCAATCAAAGATTTGCTCTTAAATAGATGAGCTTCATCTCCAATGACTACGCCATAATCCTCAAAGAATGAACGTTCTAATTTATAAATAGACTGCCAGGTAGTGATTGTAACTGAATGTTCATTTGTTTTTTCTCTACCAGAATAGATCCTGTGGCAATATGACTCAGCATCCCAACCATAGTCTTGGAAATCCTTGTACATCTGCTCTACAAGAGATGTCGTCGGAACAACTAAAAGAATTTTTTGCCCTTTATCTACATAATACCTTACAAGGGAATAAATCATCAAGGATTTTCCTGAGGCAGTGGGTGATATCAATAATTTTCGGTTATGTCGCAGAGCGTCGTATACTCCCTCTACTTGATACTCTCGCGGAGAATGAACGCAAATAGATTGCATATAATCCTTGACACCTTCGTAGGATATACCTTCATTAACTTCAAAAGGTAATCCATAAAATTTGTTCTCTTTAAACTCATATGTATAATTATGGAGAGTGAGTTTGTCTATGACCTTATCTAATAGACCAACGTATATCTCTCCCGTATGAGTGCTTAATAGGCGAATTTTACCATCCCAGTGTCTGCTTCTATACTGGGACATAAATTTCGCAGATTCTACTTCGAACGTAAAATACTGCTGAAGTTCATATAAAATATGAGGCTCACAATGTAACTTGATGTAAACCTCATTTTTCTTTTCGATGATTACGTCACTCATAGCATCATAATTGCTATGAATATTTATTTACCCCAATCCAGCGTTAAATCGCATAAACTCAATTGCATTTTTAATCTGATACGTTCTGTTTTGAATCATTTTCAAAATACTCTCTATGTAAACTAACATAGTATCGTAATAGTCAATCTTCAAACAAACTGTTGAAAGTTTTTCATCAGCATCAAGATACTTTTGCATTGTATCTTTATCTCTGATTTTTTTAGGAAAGGGATTTTCTACATATACATCTGGATCCGCTTTTCCAGAGTAATATTCATATCTTTCGTGTCGAATATTTCTTTTTTGTTGTTCTGCTTTTTTTCTAAGAAGGAATATTGTATTATACAATTCAAAATATTTTGCGTGAAGGACTGGAATGTTTGTTGACTCTGTATGAAGATTGTCCATATCAATTTTAGAGTCTTGCTCCCACATTTTTTGAATTGTATCGAGGTCTAAACTCATAAAGGATTGCCAGCAAGATCTACTATATTGTAGATAGTATACTTGAAACTCACGTCTGCTGTAAAGTATTGGATGTCTGTTTGTGTGGCATCGAAACTTAAAGTTCCTAAAGAATATGGAAATAAATCCTTAAAAACTATTTGAAAGTTTGGTAATGAAGAACTTGTCAATACTTGCAACGTACCATCGGAATATAATCCCAATTGTTTCTGCGCTTCTATTCTTGTAGTTATATATCCAGTTTCTTGAAAATCATAAATCTGCTTTAGACTTTCTGGATATCCCATACCACGTATCCAGTTTTGGATTTCCATATAATTTTCAAGATTTTCATCAACCAAAAATCTTAAATTTAAATCCCCAAATACAATCTTATCTCCCGGAATTGGAATATCTTTTAAATAGGTTGGTTGTGTTGCAACTCCAAAATTTAATTCTGGAATATTCGCTTCGTTGCAGAAAAATGCAACTTTAGGAGTTCTTTTTAATGTAAACTTAAATCCTGTTGGAGATAGAAAATTCCTATTCTCAGGTTGTCCAGCGACCATGGCATTTTTTAAATATTTAGATAAAAAAAGAGGGTCCTTTTGGACCCTCCAAAAAATTTATGTGAAATGGATCACATAAGGTTCTTAACAGCAACTCTACGATAGTAGCGGTTAGCATTGATCGTAAGAGCACCGAGACCCTGAGTAGTACCCTCAGCGAATGGGTTTGCAACCATTCCATAACGGGTCTTAAATCCGATCTTGGGCTGGAAGCTGTTCTCGCCAACGGCACGTACCATTTGGAGAGGAACATAAGGACAATAGAAGAGTCCAGCGTCATAAGGTGAAGAACCCTTATAACCAACAACATAGTACTGGTTACCTGGAGTTGCATTACCTGAAGTCAGGTTAGCAGCATATGGGTCAATGTAGACGCGGAATTTGCCCATCAGAGTACCAGCAAAGGTGTTGCCGGTATCGTCTACCTGGAGGTTAGCGTTCAGAGCAGGGGTGTAATCAAGAACACCAGCCATTGTCAGTGCTGAAGCAACGTCAGCGGAGCAAAGGATGATGTTGCCCTTTCCACGACGAGTTCTCTGAGCGATAGCGTTAGCATCACGCTCAATCTGGAACAGAAGACCCTTGAACTTCTCAACTGACCAACGACCATTGGAGTCAACGTCGAGGTCGAAGATACCAGGAGTTGCAACGTTCTGTACAGCACCCTGTTCAGCAACCTTATAGATGGTTCTGATAACTTCGCGGTTGATCTCGGCAAGAATCTCAGTTGAGAGAATGTTTGCGAGTTCCGCTTCAGCGTTCAGACCATGGATTGCCTTCAGGTCCTGAGCAAGCTCAAGGCTGTATTCTGCCTTCAGAGCACGGCTCTTAGCAGTAACGGTGACCTTCTCGATCGAGAATGCCATCTGGTTGAATGCATCAGCACCACTATCAAGCAGTTCTGCCTGATCGGTACGCATACCTTGACCAACGTTATAACCAGTTGAAGCGGCAGTGCCAACTGGATTCAGAACTGATGGATTGCTACCACTCTGAGCAGTAGTACCCATACCAGCAGCGGTATCGGTGAAACCATCCGAATTATCACGACCGAATGGTTGACCTGACCAGGAAGAATCTACTTCGTTGTAGAAGGTTTCTGCACCACTCTGGTTGTTGTAGCGTGAACGCATTGCGAAGATGAGTCCAGTAGGACCACTCATTGGTTGAACGCCTGCAATATCATAGGCGATCAGGTTAGGCATTGAACGTCTGATCAGTGAGATCAGAACGGGGTCGAAACCTGCGGTAGGACCGCTAGCTGAAGCAAGACCTCCGAAACCAGCATTAGCGCCGGAGTTGGTGGTCATTGTTGGAGCTTCGGTCAGGAACGAACCTGAGGTCTCGAAAGAAGATTGCTCTCTTAAGAATTTTTCTTGGTTTTCGAGCAGGACAGCGGTTACAGCTCTACGATGTGAATCTTTGATTGAATCAAGACCCTCATAGTTGAGGAGAGGTGCCCACTTTTCCTGCAATTGTTCTGAATGGAACATTTGCGTTTTACCTTTTTACTAAAGTGCGTTTTTTGGTTTGAATTATATTAAATTCAATTATTTGCTGAATGCTGAAAGAGTCTTCAGATAAGTTGCCATTGAACCAGAAATTGCTTCTGGGGTAGCATCCAGACCTTCTGACAGAGTTTCAGTTCTTGCAGATGGAGAAACTACTCTTGAAGGAAAATATGATTCCTTTAAAGTCTCCAGTTTTTCACGATATTCTTCTTCACTTTCAAACTCAACACTTTCGGCAAGTGAAGCGAGCTTGTCTTTCTGAGTGTCTGCAAGACCATCAGCGACTTGTTCAAAGATTCCATCAGCAACCGACTCTGCGAGACGCTTGTTGAGTGAAACGTTTTTCTCAATTTGCTCGTTGAGTTTTGTCTCCATTTCATCAAGTTTTTCTACCATGCTCTCAAGCACATCATATTTATCTTCAGGGATTGATACATAATGTTCTTCAAAAAGACCCTTCATTCCTTGTAGGAATGATTCGGTCATTTCGGTCTTAAGACCTTGCTCAATGGTGAGTGCATTTTCTTCCATCCACTCACCAGCAACATACTCAAGGTATGCATCTACACGCTCTGCAAGTTCAGTCTTAATTTCTTCGACTTCTTCTGCAAGTGCTTGTGCATACTGCTCCTCAAGAGCTTCTTGAATATCAGAAACCTTTGAGCGAAGAGCGGCTTCGAAAATAGTTCTTGCTTTTTCTTGGAACTCTTCAGAGAGTTCTTCTCCAGCAAGAAGAGCGTTAACATCTTCTTCGATGTCAAACTCTTCTTTCATTTCATCTTCGTCTTCTTCCTCATCCTCTTCTTTCTTGCCTTTCTTCTTACCACCCTCCTCTTCTTCTTCCTCTTCTTCCTCTTCCTTAGCGGCTTCTACGAGTTCTTCGTCTTCATCATACTCAAATTCTTCATCTTCCTTAACGCCAGCCATTGCTTCAGCAGGCTTAGCACCTTTATTTACAACATCCTTAACTTGCTTGAGGGTTGCACCAGGTGTCTTAAGTTTTGCTGAATCATCAGTCGAGCGATAGTTGGAAGGATCAGGACCACCAAGATCTTCCCATCCCGCTGTTTGACCGGGTGTTGAACCGGATAAATGTGGCATCGCTTCCGCTGCCTTTGCATTGGCATTAACAGCGGTTTTGGATTGCTTTGTGCCTACTTCCATTTCTTGTAAATCTCCACGAGACATTTGAACTCTCCGTTTAACCTTACGTTATAAACTATATTTATTTATAATTTAATAAATTACAATGAGTTTAAGAACTCATTGAATAAAGATAACTTGTATTCTTCGAGAATACCTTGATCAACTAAAGTATTAACTCTCTTCTCAAATTTTGAAACTTTTTGCTCAAGAATACCATTATTCCAAACCCATTCAACTCCTTCCATAATTCCCTGAACAAAAGCATCGGGTGCTGAAGGATCTGCTACAATATCAGCAGCAGTTGCAAGCATAAAGTCTTCGCCAACTTCTCTGTAACCTTTTTGGTTTTCTCTCAGAGAACCAATGCCACGAGAAGAAACACCGAGAGAAACTCCATCCTTAAGAAGAGATTCTGCAATCTTACCCATTGGAGTAGATAAGATCTGTGCTTTACCAATAAAGTTATTTCCTTCTTGATGAAGTTCAACAATCTTATGAGAAACTCTATCCAGATTAACAGTAGGTCCATCTGGATGACCAAGTTCTCCCAGAGCACGACCTTTGTTTACATAACTCTCAGTATAACGCTTTACTTCTCTCTCCATAATTGAAAGAGGATAAAGCCTTCCATTTCTATTGACGCATTCTGCTTGAAGAAATGGTCCTTTGATATAAAGTTTTGCGTTACTACCTTTTCCTTCGGTAATAACTTCTACTTTTTCGATCTCTTCTCTGATAAGTTTCATTATGCTTGTCCTGAGATTTGTACTTGTTGTGCATATAATGTACCAGCACTACCTTCAGTTCTTGCCGCTAACCTATATGATAGTGAAACCGATGCATCTGGAGAACTGAATGCTGTTAATATTCCACTTGAGTTATAATTTACAGTAAACCTCTTTTGGTAGTATCCATTAACATTTGAAGTTGTATTTACTGAAACAACCTCAGCGTGAGTGAAATTGTGATATTGTGAACCTGAAAGAGTTACAAAATCACCAACACCAAAAGGTGCTTGAGTTCCTTCTGGGCAATCAATGATTGTCGTCGTTCCGGTAGTTACTCCAACAACTCTATTTGATGCCTTTGTGATAGCGAGAGTTGCAGTTCCGCCAGCAGGAACATAATAATCTGCGGTTGTAGCTGTTGGATTGGTTCCAATTGCAACAAATGCTCCAGCACTAACGGCAACAACTCTTACCACATTTGACTGTGCAGTAAAGGATGTTGTCATCGCTGATGCTGCACCTGTTGTTAATGAAATACCAGCACCTATTGGTCTATGAGCCATTATTTTTATAGTACACTTTTAGTTATTTATTATTTAATCAAATTGAGGTTAAAATTACCTACTAATTTCTTCCCAGTCCATCGCAGCATAAACAGTTGCGCCATTTACACTACCCGAACAAACTAATGAAAGTTCATAAGGTGTTTTAGTCAATCCATCCCTTTCCAATTGGAACTTAAATAATGCTTCTTTAAGAATATCAACTGGACTTGAACCTTGCTGTGAAGAATTAAAAAATCCAGATGCTAACACTCTTCCACCAATTTTATATTCTACTGCACTATCAGAACCTGCACTTGTCCAAGAACCTAAAGATGTGGTTCCACTTGCTCTTACTTGCCAATTATAATTTGCATTATTTGTTCCTCCCATAAGAGAAATAGCAGTTAGAATTACAATTGCATCTAATCTATCTGGATTAGATTTGAGACGAATTGATACTAAGTTGTAATATGTTCCTGCAGTTGTTAATGTAATTGGATTTGTAACTGCGGTTCCTACTGCTTGTTGTAATCCACGAAGTTCATAACCACCTTCTGAAATAACTGTAGAACAAACTTGTTTGAGAATACTTGAACTTGTGGTTACTCCAGTATTTGCAATCTCATATCTTATTGGTAATGATGCAGTTGTTATATATGTTGATTGAATTATATTTGCATGATGAAAAGAATGGCAGTGAATAAACTTTCCATCAATAACAAAACCCACTCTAACTGTTCCAAGTCCTAACCATTCAATATCAGTCCACAGAATTTGTGCTTTGGTTGGATCTAAAGTAATTCCCGAATGACCTGTTCCATCTAATCTGTCTCCATTCCATTGGGATTGGGGAACTCTTGTTTCTGTTCCTAATGATAAACTTCTTTCTACAAAACTTACTGAAGTACTTCCAATTCCAGCAATCTCAAAGTAAATTCCATTATCTGCACCAAAATACCCAACTCTTTGAAGTAAATTTTCTTTTGGAGTTTCTGGAACAAAGGTATTCATTACCAGTAATGACTTTCCTGGTTGATATGAGAATGTCTTTGTAGTTTCTCTAATGACAGAACAACCAGCAGTAGTTCCAATACCAATATGGATTAATCCTTGAGTAGTAACAAATCCAACCGTAGAACCAGTACCTACGATCAAACTTGTCCACAGATTATTGTCTCGATATCTGTGTGAAGAATCAAAAAGTGTTAGGGGATTTGATACTCTTGTCCTTCCAAAAGCATCAGAATTTATATTAACTGGAAATCTATTATATTCGTCTACTATTTTTCCATCTCTTGTTGCTACCCCATTAACTTCAAAGAGACTTCTCTCTTGATTTAAATAATCTTGTGTAGTTATATTCCACTGAGCCATTATTAATCAATCCATTCCAATTTTGATGGGTGATATCTTTTTACGGTTTTAATATTGCAATTTTTTTCTGTAATTGGATAGATTTGATGAACAACTGCTCCTGGATACTGATTTTGCAATTGCTCACCCAAATCTCTTTTTGAAGGAATTCCGAGTTCTGAAATTAGCTCTAATCTATAAAAATTTCCTTCCCAAATAATATCAGCAACATACTCCTCCCCAACCTGTTTTGGTTCTGATTGGGAATTAATGTAGAGATTTCCGTTAAAATCTCCAGAAATATTTACTGATTCTGAAAGGAATTCTTTAAAAGATTTCATTCTTCCTCTTCGGTTTCTCTGTTAAACAATGAATTTGCAACCACTGGGCGAAACTCATCAATTTTTTCCGCAGATTTTGCAAAAAGTAGTTCTTTAATTTTATCGCTGATTTGTGATGGAGATTCATCAGCAGCGATCATATCCAAAAGATCATCCATTTTAATACCTTTCAATAATTTCTTCTATTTATATCTCACCACCCTTGGGCATTTCAACTGCTTTTGTTGATGGTTCTGTGGCGGAAGCATTAATTTCTGGTTCCATAACAGGTTGTCCCAAATCCATTCCAGAAGTTCCTTGGTCCATTCCTGGTTGAAGTGGCATTCCAGTCATTGGATCAACAGCTGCATTTGGATCAGGAATAATTCCATCTTTAATTTCTTTCTCAATGAGTTTGTCCTGCTCAATAATTTCTTCATCAGTTTGACGAAGAATTTTACGTCTCACATAATCTTGTGAGAAGTATTTGCCAACATATGGTTCTGCAATCTGAACCATATTCAGTCTTTCGTTTAGAAGTTCTGCGTCCTTGAGTTCTGCGAAATGATTATCATATAGGAAGTCATATTGGATATGCTCTTCCATAATATCCCAATCTTGTGGGGTAATAATATTTTTGAGAATAAGTTGAGTTCTCAACATATCGTGGAACATATATGAGAATCTCTTTCTCAAACGAGCAACAAACTTACTGAACTTGACTTCATCTCTTAAGATTTCGGATGAACGTCCAAGATTAAATCCACCTTCTCCATCCATTCTTGATGGGGGCACATTCAGCGAACGATAGAGTTTTTTCTTGAAATACTCAATGTCAGTAATTTCGCCAAGATTTTGACCACCAGGAAGTGTGGAAATCTCTGTTCCTCTTCCACCTTCTCTTCTTGGAAGCCAAAAATCCTCAAGCATTGCCATGAATTTTTTATCATCACGAATCTCTCCAGTATTTGCATCATATACAAGTTTATTGCGATAACGCATCATAACATCGCGGAGATATTGTTCCGCCTTAACTTTTGGAAGATTACCTACGTCAATATAGAAGATTCTTCTTTCTGGAGCACGAGAGAGACGATAGATGACCAAAGAATCCTCAATCATTCTTAACTGATTGAGAGACTTAATTGCTTTATGGAGATATGAAAGTGTTGATCCTTTATTTCTATCTACAAGACCAGATGTGCAATAGGTAATAGAGTCCTTTGACATCTTAATACCCTGAGACCCTCCCATAGATGAAGGATTGCCGGTAGGATATGTTAATTTGGGACTGTAAATAAAATATTCCTCAATTTGAGGAAACTCAAAATCCATTGGATTATCTGAATTGACATTCGATAATCTATACTTGTCTTTTGGATCCTTTTTTTGCTGCCTCACATATCTCATTTTCATTGGATCGATATAACGAAGTTCTTGAATTCCTTCGTGGGGGTTCTTTAGATCGATTATTTTGTGGTAGTATAATCTACCATCAACATACCAATTCCTATAAATTTCGTGAGATTTTTTATCGAAATCTAATAATGAAAGAATATATCTAAACTCTTGTCTAATCTTCTTTTTAATACCATCACTGGCATTGAGATTTGAAAGTTCAATTTCTACTGGCGTATCATTTGTATCCGATACAATCGCTTCGTTAACAATATCTTCAATGGCACTATCACACTCAGGATGAAGTGCCATTTCACGATATCTTTTGATTAAATCAAATTCTGTTCTGTAGACACCTTCAATATCAACATATGAACCAAAAAAACCACTACTCAGGTAGTGGTCAGTCGAGTCCTCGTTATTTGGAGGAACTGGAGAGACCACCCCCGGAGAAAGTGGTTCATTGTCATCAATAGAAAATCCAAACAATTTTGCCATAATTTATTTTGTTCTCTGTGCCTTTTGACTATTTATCAGACTCTTGCAGCGGCGGTTGGATCAAGAATTTCGTAAGATTGAACTTGGAATTCAACTGTAAATTCTTCGATAGTATCTCCGCTATCATAAGATAGATCAATATTTGAAACACTTGTTGGGAAAATATCAACAAATTTATATGCAGCCAAGATAGAACTATCAGAACCGCTATTATTGGTGCTGTTTATCTGAGCACCTCTTCCAAGTTGATAAACAGTAGCATTGCTCATATAAGCATTTGGACTTGTTGCACCCAAGTTGTTATCAAGTTTAGCAATCAGTTCACTCCAAGCTTCAAATGCTTTTCTGAGTTTGAAGTCCTCGTCGTTGATAATAGTGACTGTCCAAGCATCAATTGTTCTATCACCAGCAACCTTAAAGGTTCTTCCTCTAAATGGAACATCAATACTTCCAACGTTTGATGCTGGCAAAGCAGCAGCTTTGCACAGATATTTGAAAGTATCAGCGTCCCAACTAATTCCCGCTGGTAATGTTGTCAGTTCAACTTCAAATAGATTGGGACGAGCACCACCACCCCTTAGGGCACTTTTAAATTGAGAGATTGTTTTGAGTCTTGCCACGGTTCGTTACCTCCTTAAGTTATTTATTGAATAATGATCAAACTGTACCAGCAACTTCTTCAAAACTTACGCCCGTGCGAGTTGCAACAAAGGTAAGAGTTACATAGTTAATAGACTTAGCGGGTTTCAGATAAATGTCCGCTCTGAATTCATTGTTATCAATAACGTCAGGAGTATTGTTTGTCGTATCGCAAACAACAAGGAATCCATAAAGACCTCTCTTTGCCTGAACATCGCGGAGATATGGCTCAACGATATTTTTAAAGTTTGCTCTTGTTAACTCATCGTTCAGTTCGAAGAGTTGAGCTTGAGCGGCTTTTTGTAGTGCTTGCTCGATGGTCAGGAACAGACGACGAACGTTAATTCTATCAAACGCGGATGCATATCCAAGTCCAGTCTTGTCTCCAAATAGGAGAGTTCCAATTCCAGGTTGAGTAACGATAGCGTTTACTCTTTGTGGATAAAGTTGATCTCTTTGCGCCTTATTTGGATTGTATGCAAGTTTAATTGCATTGTTCAGAATACCTCTCTGCTGACCTGCAGGAGAGAACCAAGGATATGCAATAATATTAGTGCGACACATTAGACCTGCAACGTCAGCATTGCAAGGAATGTAAACAAATTTGTTATTAAATCTATCGTAGGTATACTTGTATCCACTGTCAAATACTGCATATGATGAAGATGAAAGTGAACTAAAGTATTTAATTAGGTTTGTCGTTTGTGTGGTAGTATTTGTTATACCAATCAGATCTGCTTTATGTGGTCCAATTGTAGTTACGCAATCCTTTCTCTGTTCAGCAATTGAAATAAGATATTGTGCTTTCGCCTGAGAATCTGCCTGAGCATCCATTCCAGGTCCCATAATTAAGTAATCTACTTGGATTTCATCTTTGTTGGAGAACTTATCATATGAAGTAATCAAGTCTCCCAAGGTTGCCTTCATTCCACCTGAAGCAGAATAATCAACGCCACCGGTCAGGGTATAAGTTTTATTTCCAATGGCACTGAACGTTGTATCTTGTGCATTTAGACCCCAAAGACCATCCGAATTGCTAATTGGGTTAAATGAAGCCGCATTGCCAGAGTAGGTAGTAAATCCAGTTGCTCTTGGAGCAGTACCCCAATAAGAATCGGGAGAACTTGATGGATTTCCTCCAGCATAAATCTGAGATGAGAAGTCTGCAAGATACTGCTCGTACCAGATTTTTTGTGGAGAATTAACTGCGGAAACAGAATCGAGTGCCTTGGAAAGACCTACGTGCTTTTCGAGAATGGTTCCTTGGTTTCCGGTAATACTTCCAAGATCATCAACAACTACGACGTGAATGGCATCATTTTTGCCATTTCTTTCTAATGAGTATCTATTAGTAATTGGTTTTGGGGCAATTGATCTCCAATAGATTACTGAGTTTGTTAATCCAAGAGTTTGCTGTTCATACCAATCTAAAACGGAAGCAACTAAAGCACTTCCAATTGAAGTTCCAGACGCTCCAACAAAGTTTACTGTTTGTGTTGCATTAAAAGCAGCAAAAGCAGTTCCTTCAGCGTAGTTAATTTGAGTTTCGGTTCCTGCGGAAGAAACTCTTGAAGTAATTTTTACAGAAATATTACTGTTTCCATTTGTTGAGTCAGTAGTAACTCCGGTAATAATTCCCTTCAAATAACCACTAAATGGAGTTGTAGTACCTGCTCCTGGAATAGTAACTGATGTTAGTGTAGTCGTAATTCCGTAACCAATCTGAGCACCAGCTGCACCAAGATTTGTGGTGTTAATGCCGATGATTTGATCTGCTAAATCGTCAATAACACAAACCTTTAAGTTATTTGCCCAAGATCCCGGATTCTTTGCAGCAAATGTAAAGTTGTTGCCATCGGAATGATTGTTGGTATAATCATCATAATTGTCAATTCTCAAAGAAGTTTCTGCAGCTTCATTAACGCCAGCATTAGCGTTGTTTAGGGTTGAACCAGCAGTTCTAACAACTTTAAGAACTCCGCCATACGACAGATAGGATGAAGCACTCATCCAATATTCATATTGGGAATCAGTTGAAAGTGGTTTTCCGAACGTATTGATCAGTTCCTGTTCGGTTGTGATGTCAATTGGAAAGTCAACAGGTCCAATTGGAAAGGGTCCAGCAATTGCACCAATATTATCTAAGACATTATCAGCTCTTCCTACCGTTAAATCAACCTCTCTGACGAGTACGCCTGGAGATAATTGAGGAGTCGCCATGTTTTTCTCCGTAAAGTCTCAGTTTATCTAAAAATTATTTATTAAAAAGATACTTTACATAAGGGAAATGGGACGTGAACAATTATTTACCAGTCAGGATATTCACACTCATTATAAAGTAAAACTTTTTTCCTATTTCTTACAATTCTTTTTACGGTACATTCTTTACATTCATATGAATAAGAAGATGCTACAGGTCCTCTATCTTTACGAGTTCTATAAAATCCATCTATTAAATTTTTCATCTCGCCGCATATTCTACATTTTCTATCTGAGAGTAATAAATGCCCAAGTTTAATTTGCTTATCTAAGTCCATTATGACAGATAATCCCACATATAAGAACGATCTCCATATTCATCAACAAACCATCTATCTCCATCGGCATCAACAAAATTATTTTCATCCAATCCATCAGATATAAATCCGAAGGGAGACATATCCTGTTCTATTTGATTTTTTTGCTCTTCATAAAGACGTTTTCTAACATCTTGATCTGTGAGTTCTTTAAAATAATCTTGTGCTACCAACCAAGCATAAATGACCAAGCACATAGCAAGATCATCATTACAACCTTCTTCCGCTTCAAATGAATTGTGTTTTTGAATAAATGTTGTGAGCTCACTAATAATTTCGTAATCATTGAGAAAAAGTTTATTTTCCTCAATCATTGTCTTTAAGTTTAGACATCCAACTTTTTTAACAGTCTTTGACATCTTAACTCCAAGTTGAGTTTTCTTCCCACTAAATCCCTGACCCACAATTTGCCCCGCTCTTCCTCTCATTGAGCACATAAGAAGATTATTGTATTCCAGATCATATTGAAGAATGCTTGCTACTTGATCTCCAACATCATTTACCTCACAAAGAATATATGCATTATTATATGCAGTTGCTGCTTCATGAATTATGCTTGGAAAAAGCATAGGTTTAATTTCATTATTTCTATATTTTCCTACGACCTTGTGTGGAAACTGAGTAATGTCTACAACAGTAAATGCGGAATAGTCGTTTCCAACGCCTCTAGCAACGTCTACAGTGATCAAATAATCATGATTCTCTATTGGGTCCTCATATACATCTAAACCCGCACTACGGGTCTTAGGGGCATCGTAAACGAGGGTTCTAAGTTTGCTTGGTGCAATCAAAGTATCAACGGATCCTAAAAATTCACATTCAAACTCAACTTTGAACTGAGATTCGCTAGTATTGGCAATTGTTTGCTTTTTCCACTCCTCATCTCTTCCAGGAACCTCTGACCAATGTACATCAGTATAAACATACTCATTCTTACCTTTTTCAGCATCGTGCCACATTCGGTAGAAATGATTCATACCGTGTGGCGTAGAAACGATAATTACTTTTGTTTGCTTACCTGAAGTAATTGTTGGATATACTGATGCAAAGAATGAATCTGCAATGTGATTTGGAACGAACGCAAATTCGTCCAAAAATAAGATATTGAATGACATACCACGAACTGCAGAAGCAGAAGTAGAAGCAGCCAAGATTTTACTTCCATTTTCCAATTCCAAGGAACCTTTGTTCCAAGAAATAATTCCTTGTTGCATCCACTTTGGTAGATTTTCATATGCGGTTTGCAACCTATCTAAGAGTTCTCTTGCTGTTGCTGCCTTGTTCGCCAGAATACCAATATTTACATTATCATTAAATACTGCATAATGTAAAAGAAATGCAACTACAGTAGTAGATTTACCAGTCTGACGAGGCATCTTACAGATATTAAATCTGTGTTTATGGAAATTCGTAATTAACTTTTCTTGAAAATGATATGGTTTGAATGTCTGTAAACCGTGATCAAGAGTAACGATTTTTACATAATTATTTGCAAAATAAACAGGATCATTCATGCACTTGGCAATCTCAAGAACCTGTTCTTCTGTAAATTCGTGAGTAGTATTCGCCTTCTTCAGTAACGGATTACCGAGATATACATCATTATTTGCCATAATAAAGTCCTATTAATTAGTTACAGTTCCAACGACGAAGTGCTTTGTTAATTCTGCTATCTGGATCTCTTGCAGTCTCTGCAGATGTTAATCTTTTCTTCATTCCGGTCATACGACTACAAAAATTTTTTCTTCTTTGTGCTCTTTTACCCGATGGATTTTTTTCAGTTACTGCAGTTTGAAGATTTGAACCTGGATTTTCTCTGCGATAAGCATTGACTGCTTTTTGACTTAATCCATCCGTTTTATCTTGACGATTAACTTTTTGCCAATCTTCATCAACTTCAACTTCTTCTCCCATTGTCTTTACATAATTGTTTGATGGACCAGGTTTTGCAGAGCTTCCTCCCTGAGGACCACACATTTGAATTAGTGGTTGTCCTGGTTGAATTTCTGATACTGAATGATAAACAACTACAGAACCTGGATAAACCTTTTGAATTTCATCGTTTATTTCTTTGCGAGATGGTGTTTTAACTTGAGGGAAAAACATTTTTAGAGAATAGTACTTTCCTCTCCAAGAAAGAGTAACTGCAATTACATTACCTGTTTGTGCTTGAAGACGAGTTGCCTCTGTTACTTGAGATTTAAAACCTTTTATTGGTTCTGGTTTGATAATATCAATCACTTCAGCAAATGTATTGCCATCTAAGTCTTCAATTGTCACATCTTCCTTCTTTACGCAACGATTATATTTTTTACCAAATAATTTTTGAGTTCCCTTCTTTTTGTAGCCTGTCCAGCATTTCATTTCATCCATAATTTTATCAACAATTTTTTGTTCTTCCATTTCTCCA